AAGGAATGGGGTCTTGACTAATGTATAAAATCATTATCAAAAAGAAAGCTAAGAAATTTATTGATAAGCTTCCCATGCCTGATAAAAAAAGAGTTGTCGAAGCCATTGAACAATTGCCTAACGGAAGCGATATAAAGCAGATGAAAGGACATAGTGATTTGCTTAGACTGAGGGTGGGAGAGTATAGGATTATATACACTGTCGATAACGGAGAATTGATTGTTTATGTAATAGACGCAGGAAACAGAGGACAAATCTATAATAAATACTAAAAGTACAAAGATGTCCCCCAATGTCCCTTTTATCTGTGGTATAATGATAGAGTAAAAGATTGAGTCAGAGGCACTTCGGTTAGTGAAGTGCCTTTTTTATAGGATAGAAAAATTTTAAAAAACATAATATAATCTATTAGGAGTCATAACTTATTATTATATATAAATTATCTGTCAAATTTTAGGTTTACTGAAAGGACAATGTAAATAATTGTAGAATAGTAATAATAAGGGGTGATTATATGGTGTCTTCTAAAATGTATTTAGCAAAGTTAAGTATGAATTCTGATATATATGACTTTTATGAAAATAGAAATTTATTTGATAACTACTTAAATAAAGTATATGCTTCTATAAATAATATTACAAAAATATATGATGAATATAATAATATCTACAAATTTAATACATTACTCTTTGATAAAGACAAACTGGCTATTACTGGAAGATATTCAAAAATATTTAATGGAGATGTTGAGTCATATGATTGGGAGGAAGATTGTCCCAGAAAAATGAATGCAAAAAACTTATCCTCAACTGTGAATTTTTATTTTGACTTAAATACGCAAATTATAGTATATACAGCCTCAAGAGATTTTGGGTATAAACAGTTTGTGGAAATGTTTAGGAAATATGTTGAAAAAGCATTAGGAGATGAAAAGGTTAAAGTAGTTGTTGAGCTACTAATAAATGATGAAGAACTAAATGAGAAAATAGATAAATTTAAGAAAATTGAACAAATATCGTTTTCTATTATTCCTCCTAATCCTCCAAATTTAGAAGAATTCAATAATTTACTCGGAGATAGGGCAGAAGTAATAAGAGAATCACAGACAACTAATTATAAAGAAACATATTCGTCAAGTAAAAAAGGAATAAAAAAAACAAACCACTTTAGAAATTTAATATCCTCTATAAAGAATGGCTATGGTAATGTAACTGTAAAAGGAGAAAATAAAAATGGCAGGGTTGAGACTATTACAAGTAAAGACGATGCTCCTAAAAAAATCAACATTAATAGAAAAGACAAAGATAATTTGAATTATATAAAAATAGAAGGGGAACAAGCTATTCAAAGCATTATAATAGAGAAAACTAATAAACAGTTGGAAAAAAAGTTATAATATTAGTGGTGATAATCATGGATATAAATCAGAGCTTTTTTAGCATGCTCAGAAATTCAAAAAAATATAGAGACTTATATAAAACTATTGAGGGTAGAATTTCTATATTGAGCTCTGTAGTTTTATCATGTTTTATAGCAAGATATTTAGTTGCTAAACCTGTTGAAGATATAAATGATTTTCTTATGAATATTTCGCTTATATTTATACCATGTTTAATTGCTTTACTAGGTATTACATTTACCGGACTAGCGTTTGTAAGTGGAACAGTCAGTCTGAAAGCAACCAAGAACCTATTAAAGAAGAATAAAATACAGAGTTTAATAAGTATATTTTTTACATTCTATTTTTTAGGTTGGATTATAGCTATAACTATATTTTTGTATATAGTTGTTTTTATTGCAGCAATTTCGGATTTTGTGATAAATTTTTGGACTGCCTTTATAATTTCATTGCTGATAATATATTTTACACTGTTTATAATATTGTATTCGGTAGGACTATTTGATACTTGTATTAAGATATTTTTTGTTAACTATAAGTATAATGAAGATGATAATGATAACTGAGCAAGCTTGATAGGCTTGCTTTTTTTATGCCCGAAAGGATGTGATACAGTGGCATGACAGAAAAACAGAAAAAATTTGCAGACGAATATTTAATCGACCTTAACGCCACCAGAGCATACAAAGCGGCATATAAAAGCGTTAAAAACGATAACTCGGCGGCGGTAAATGCTTCAAAGCTGCTAAGAAACACTAAGGTTGCGGCGTATATTGAAGAAAAAATAGCTGAAAGGTCGGAGCGTACAGAGATAAAACAGGACGATGTTGTAAAAGAACTGGCGAGGATAGGATTTGCTGAATCGCCTTTAATCGGTGAAATAGAAATAAGGGGCGGAGATAAATTAAAAGCGTTGGAGCTTCTCGGAAAACATCTGGGAATGTTTACTGAAAAACAGGAAATAAAGGCGCAAATCAGTTACGAGGATTATTTAAGTAAGCTGGACAACGATTACAGCTATTAAAGGGACGGGGGTTATATGCTGAATGTTAAAAACGCAAAGCAATATATAGAGAAGTTTTTAATGATAAAAACAAAAAATAATGAGATAGTCCCGTTTACGCTGAATGAACCGCAGAAGAGACTGTATGACGTTATCAGACAGCAGGCAGAGCAGAAGAAGCCGATACGATTAATTATTTTAAAAGCCAGACAGATGGGATTTTCTACACTGACAGAGGCATTGATATTTCATAGGACGGCAACGAAAGCCAATGTAAACAGTCTGATTATCGCACATAAAGACGACGCCACAACTAACCTTTTCAATATGTCCAAACTGTTTTACAGCGAACTGCCGCCGATGATGAAACCGCAGAGGCGAGCAAGTAACGCAAAAGAAATAATATTTGACGCGCCCTCAAGGCGTGAGGATTTAAAAGGATTAAACTCAAAAATAAAATGCGCTACCGCCGGCGGAGACGGCGTCGGACGATCGGATACGTTCTCAAATGTGCATATATCGGAGTTCGCATTTTGGACAGGCGACAAAATGGAAACTCTTAACGGTCTTTTGCAGTCCGTCCCATCTACTGCCGGAACAATGGTTATTGTCGAAAGTACGGCAAACGGATTTGACGAGTTCAAAAGGCTGTGGGACGCTTCCGTAAACGGCGAGAATGATTTTGTACCTGTTTTCTTTCCGTGGTTCGAGCTGTCAGAATACAGTAAGCCCTATGACGGTTTTCAGCTGACCGATGAAGAAAAGGAACTGCGACAGCGGTATAACCTAACCCTTGACCAATTGACTTGGCGCAGATGGTGTATTAAAAACAACTGCGGCGGCGATATGAATTTGTTTAAACAGGAATATCCCGCAAGTCCCGAAGAGGCGTTTATTGCTACGGGGGCATGCGTCTTTGATACCGAAAAGATTATACAGCGCATAAACGGTTTAAAAGACTATGAATGTAAACAGGGCGGCTTTGAATATGAATATGACGGTACTTGTATTCAGCAGGCACGATTTACAGAAGATGTAAAAGGCTGCATAAAGATATTTAAAGAACCGATAGACAACACGCCTTATGTTATCGGCGGAGATACGGCAGGAGACGGCAGCGACTACTTTACGGCTCATGTCATTGATAATACGACAGGGGAACAGGTGGCGGTACTGCGGTCTGATACAATGGACGAGGACGAATATACAAGGCAAATATATTGCTTGGGTATGTATTATAATAACGCTTTGGTCGGAATAGAGGCTAACTTTTCAACATTCCCCATAAGGGAACTGTCAAGGATAGGCTATCATAAACAGTATGTCAGAGAAACGCCCGATACATTTACAGGCGCGGTTAAAAAGGCTTTCGGCTTTAAGACTACAACGGCAACAAGACCGGTTATAATCGCAAATCTGGTACAGATAATAAGAGACGAAACATATTTGATTAATGACGTTGCAACACTTCGTGAAATGCTTTCATTTGTTAAGATAAAGGGCAAGGCGCAGGCTGAGGACGGCGAACACGATGACCTTGTAATGGGATTGGCAATAACATACGGCATAAGAGGACAGCAGGCAATGACCATTGAAAAAGGAAATGCAAAAAAAGTGCGTTGGGAAGCCGACCAATGGGAGGACTATTACAATTCAAACGCCGAAGGACGAAAAGAATTAATAAAAAGATGGGGGAATCCGTTTTAATCGGCTCAATTGCCGTTAATCGGGTTCTTTTTTATAGGGGTGATTAAATGGGAAACAATAAAGGCGGCTCTAATCTGAAAAAATGGCAGGACAGACTAAGAAATAACCGTTCCGAATATGAAAACGAACTGAATAAAATGGCTGAAAGAGACGCATTGTATAACGGCACTAAACAGATTTCGGGAATTGACGGAAAAGCGGCGAAAAAAAGTAATTATGTCAGGAATATCGTCGGCGAAATAATAGAAGCGGAGGTTGACAGCTCCATACCGTTGCCGAAAGTCAGCGCAAAAAGACCCGAAGACGAGGACAGAGCGATGACCATAGAGGCGTTTTTAAGGAACGAACTGGATTATCTGCCTTTTGAGAAAATAAACGACATGGACGAACGTACAACGCCTATACAGGGCGGCGACTTCTTCCTTGTGGAGTGGGATAATGACCGCCATACCCATGATACGGTGGGCGGTTTAAAGGTTTCGTTACTGCACCCGAGACAGGTAATACCGCAGGCAGGTGTAAACAATATACAGGACATGGATTATATATTTGTGCTTACGGGGACGACAAAAAAAGAGATTAAACGCCGATATAATGTCGACGTATTTTCCGAAGATGAGGAGTTCCCCGAGGTCAGAAGCGGCGACGGCGATACGGATATAACGTCCAATGAACTTGTTACGCTTGTAACTGCCTACTATAAAAATAAAAACGGCGGTATCGGCGTGTATCGTTGGGTAGGAGATACGGAAGTACAATCTTTGCCCGATTACTTCGCAAGGCGTTTAAAGTACTGTAAAAAGTGCGGTAACATAGTAACGGAAGACGAAAGGATATGCCCCGTATGCGAAAGTCGGGCATTTGAACACAGAATACAGGAAACAACGCAGCTTGACAGGGACATAGATATAGAGATAAACGGCGGACAGCGAGAATATATATCGCAGATGACGGCTCCTGTATATGGGGATATACCCGTAACAGACGAAACAGGGACGGAAATGTTTGATGAGTTCGGAAACGCCATGACGGAATACGGCATAATCGAAGAGGCGAGACCGAACGAAGTTCCGATTTACAAGCTGACGCAGTACCCTGTAATTCTCCGCAGAAATATATCGAAAAGCGGCGCGCTGTTGGGCGGTTCCGATGTAGACAGTATAAAAGACCAGCAGGAAATGATTAAAAAACTGGGCGATAAAATGCAGGAGAAGCTTTTAAAGGGCGGTTCTTATGTAACATTCCCCGTAGGTGTTAATACAAGAAAAAGCGATGAGGAATTAAAGGTTATAGAATTGGAAGACCCGTCGCAGAAACAAATGATTGATGTGCTGAACATACAGGCTAACATTTCCAACGATATGGCGTTTATGGATGTGGCGTATCAGGCGGCAAGGGAGACAATCGGAATAACGGACAGCTTTCAGGGAAGAAAAGACAGTACGGCGCAGTCGGGAGCGGCTAAACAGTTTGCGGCGGCTCAGACGGCAGGCAGACTGGAAAGTAAACGAGTTATGAAACAGGCGGCATATCAGGAACTTTTTGAAATGATGTTTAAATTCATGCTTGCATACGCCGATGAACCGAGGGCAACAAAAAGACAGAATCCTATAGGGGATATAGAATACGGTATGTTCGACAGATACAATTTTCTTGAAAGGGATGCGGCAGGGGAATTGTACTGGAATGATGATTTTCTGTTCAGCGTCGATACGACAAACAATAACGCACAGAACAGAGAGGCGTTATGGAACTCAACGAAAGAGGCATACCAGAGCGGCGCATTCGGAGACCCTGCCAATATAGATACAAGGATATTGTACTGGGCGACACTGGAAAGATACCACTATCCAAACGCAGGAAATATCAAGCAGAATTTGAAAGAACAGAAAGAACAACAGGAGGCGCAGGAGCTTTCAGGGGCGCCGCCCCAAACCCCGCAAGGGGCTTTACCCCTTGACCCTTTCGGAAAATACTAGGGATAGGCGAACAAGACAAGACAGGCGAACAGAGGAAACAAGCTCGACTGCTTCCTGCGGAAGATGAAAGGAGAGCGACTTTCTGCGAATTGCGCAGGATTGTGAGCGTAGGCGAACAAGACAAGACGAATGAACAGAGGAAACATAAGGAGGTACAGCTTTGAAGTGCGAAAAATGTAAAACGGAAATGGAAATTTACAAGGGGAAGGAAACACAGGAGGGGTACAAGGTAATTTACCGCTGCCGCAACAGCCAATGCCCCGAATATGAAAAAAATATAGAAGTAATAAAAGATAAATGCTGATAATTCGGAATTAATAAGGTTAAACCGCAGGCGGAGACCGCGTTCTTCGCCGAGGAGAACAGCGAATGAGGAAAAATTTATATTTTATCCGAAGAGCTGTTCATACATACAGTGGCAAGCGGAAATCCGAGGGGATTTACGCTTAACAGAGAAAGGCGGCGATCCATAATCATCTCGTCCCGAGCATGACGTAAAAAGGCTTTATTTTTGTGGAAAGGAGGTAAAGCAATGGGTAAGGGCATGAATAGTTTAAAGGGAAAAGTAACAAATAAAAACGCAATGTATGTAGAAGCTGACGTTAAAAGCGAAAGCAAAAAGCCTGTAAGCAAAAAAGGCGGAGACCTTAGGGCAAAGAAATGAGGAGGGCATAAGAAATGACCGAAGAAGAATTTAACGCATTGGCAGAGGAAGAATTGACAGACGAAGATTTATCGGAAGAAACAACGGAAGATATAGAAGATACGCCTGAGCCTATGGGGGATACGGAAGAACCTGCGGAGCGGACGGAAGAAGAGGAAGAAGAAACAGAAGAACACGAAGAACAGCCGCCAATGCCGCAGAGGAGAGCGCAGACGGCACAGGATACGGCGTTAGAACAGGAATACAGAGAGGCGTTTAACAAGATTAATCCCTATACAGGCAGACCGATACAGTCTCCCGAAGAATTTTTTGCATACAAACGTCAATACAATGCCGAATTGGTACAGCACAAAAAACAGCAGACAACGCAGAATATATTTGACGGCATAAGAAACGGAACCGCAACAGCGGAAGATTTTGACCGTTATGTACAGGGATTAATAAACAACAGTCCCAATATGCAGGCTTCAAGGGCAATGGCCGTGAAAATGCAGCAGCTGGAAAGACAGGCGCAGGTTGAAAGCGGCAGGGCAAGAATGCAGGCTGATATCGACGCATTAAACAAAGAATATCCCGCTTGTGAAATCAAAAAGGTTGAAGATATAAAAGACAGCGGAATAGTCGATTATTTAAAGCGTGGGTTAAGCATAGCGGACGCCTATTATCTGACGCACCGCACGGAAATAACGGAAGCGCAGAAAGCAGGCGTAAGACAGGCGGCAGTTAATCAGGCAAACGGCAAAAAGCATTTGCAGACTACGGCGGACAACAGCAAGGGGGAAGAATATATTCCCGATGATGTTTTTGCGGAATATAAACATTTCTTTCCCGAATGGGACGATAAAAAGATAATAGCGGATTACAAAAGGAGGCATAAATAATGTTTAAAATAGCAAAACGAGATGTGGCGGACGTTAATCCGCACGTTTATATGGAAGCTGCCGAGGCTCTTACAATCGGAGAGGCTCTTAAGACAGCGAGTGGAAAACTTACAAAAGCAACGGCAAAAGATGAGGTTACATATATCTGCATGGGTGAAAAGAACGAAAAAGGATTATATCCCGTTATGGCGGTTCATCCTACAGATTATTTTGAGACAACATCGACAGCGACAATCGCAAAGACGCTTATCGGTACAACGGTAACATTGCATACCGACGGATTAACGGTTACGGCAACGGCGGCAGGCCCGTTTGTTATTGATGAGACAGACGGAGCGGCAACGAACTCAACGGTAATCGGTCATTTTGTTAAACCGGCAGCGGCGCAGTAAGGGAGGTAATATACAATGGCAGGAATTATATTTTCAGAAGGCAGCGGACTTAATAACAGCGCGTTCGGTAAATCACAGGAGCCTATCAAGGCAGTAATCGAACAGAATGTTGAAGCGTTTGAAGAAATGTCCATGATTGATAAAATCTTCTACATGGACAAATCAACTAATTTTGCGGAAAAATATACCCAGGAAACATCACTGGGAGACTTTAAAGACGTCGGAGAAAACGGCGCATATCCCGTTACATCTATTCAGGAGGGTTACGAAAAAGTAATTACTCCCGTAACATGGAAAAATAAATTTGAGGTTACGGCTGAAATGCTGGAGGACGCCAAATACGGCAAGATTAAATCAAGGGCGAATATATTTGCTACATCGTTTAACAGAACGAGAGAGAAGTTTGCGGCTACTCTTCTTGCAGGCGGTATTAACACAACGGCTGCTTTCGGCGGTAAAACATACGATACTACATCGGCGGACGGCGCGGCTCTGTTCTCGAAAGCGCATAAGTCAATCACCAATGGTACAAAAGACCAGAGCAATATTTTTACAGCCGCGTTCTCTCAGAGCATTATGGACGCCGTACAGGAAAAAATGCAGATGTTTACAGACGATGACGGCAATCTTTTAAACGTTGCGCCCGATACAATCATAATCCCAAACAACGGCGCACTTAAGAGGGCTGTATTTGCGGCGGTAGGTTCGGAGCTTGACCCTGCGACATCTAACAACGCAATCAACTTCCAGCTCGGTCTTTGGAATGTGCTTGTATGGCCTTATCTTCCTACAGGTCTCGGAACAGGCAGTAAGCCTTACTTCATTATGATGGACAGCAAGTTCAATAAAGACTATATGGCTCTTCCTTGGGTAGACAGAATTCCTCTTTCCGTTAAATCCGATATTGACCCCAATACGGACGCCAACGTATGGAAGGGCAGAGCAAGATTCGGCGCAGGCTTCAATAACTGGCGTGGTGTTGCTATCTGCGGAGAGGGATTAACAGGAACGGCATTAAGTTGATTAACATGATGGGAAACGGGGTGAAACCCTATGAAATGGTACGATGTAAAACTGATAACATTACAGAAGATGTTTTCAAACGATACGGCGGAAATTATTACAGACGATAATACTACGCCGTATCTTACGGCTATGCCGGGAGCGGCAACAGCATGTCTCAACTATATAGCTACTGCGGTAAGACATATAGATTTAAGCTATACCATAGAGCAGGACGGCTCACAGAAAGGAATACAGCGATACGATTTAAAAAAGCTTGCTCCCGACTTCTTTTCGCTTGAACCGTCAAGCATATATTTTGAGGATGAAGAAGGGCATTACGGAAAGGCTTATAACTTTGCCGTAGAGCATACAAGCATACTGCTGATTGACGGCTCTTTAAAGGGAAAATGGACAGTGTATTATAACGCCTATCCGACCGAAATAAAGCAGGATACTGCGGACGATTACGAATTGCCGTTATATCCCGAAGTTGCCGTTCTTCTACCGTGGTTTATGGCTTCACAGCTGTATAAAGACGATGACCCGTCATTGTCTACGGTATATTGGAACGAGTTTGTCGCAATGCTTGAAGACGCAAGAAATACGGCTAAAAAGGTTATGAACACAGGCTTTGACGAGTTCATCAATACAAAGGGGTGGTATTAAATGAGACAGTTTAATCCGCCTGCCGCCGTTGACCGCAGTGTAACGAAAATAGAAAATTTCAAAGGCGTAGACCTTACCAATTCACCGACAAACGTTTCTCCCGGAAGAAGCCCGGAAGCGCCTAATATGATTAGAGACGTCCCCGGTAAAGTAAGAAAACGTATGGGGTACAAGCTTGATGTCAAGTACGATGACGAAATATACGGGGTATTTCATTTGGACGGCGAAAGATTTGTACATTCGGGAACAAAGCTGTATCACGGAGAAACAGTCGTTTACAGTGATATGAATACCGCACGTTCCAAAGGCTGGGCGTTGGGAGACAGATTATATATGCTTGACGGTAAAACATATCTTGTGCTGGGGAAGTTTGACGGAAAGACGTATACCGTTAAAAAAGTAAGTGAGATTGCCACAGTTCCGACCACATTCATATCGAGGAAACCCAACGGAGAGGGTTTTCAGTTCCAAGAGATAAATTTATTGCAACCACAATTTAAAAACGAATTTTTGGCAGATGGAGAATCTAAAGTGTTTCAGTTATCCCTTGATGAACTTAATTCCGTTGATAAGGTTGAGATATTAAACAGTGACGGAGACTGGGTAACGAAGAAAGTCGATACGGATTATAAAGTTGACTTAAAATTGGGAACGGTAACATTTACAACAGCTCCGGCAAAACCTATATCAATGGCAAGAGATAATGTGAGAATAACGGCTTCAAAGGTAATAGAGGGATATGCGGATACTATAAACAAATGTTGTATATCAATCGTATACGGCATAGAGGGGGCAACGGACAGGCTTTTTGTAGGCGGCAATCCTAAATATCCCAATCGAGATTGGTTCAGCGGACTGAAAAGCGTATCGCAGGAGGATATAGACAAGGACGAAACGGCAAAGTCCAAATCCCTTGAAGATTTTACATTCTTCGGAGATCTCAGCTATTCCACCATAGGACTTGATACAAATGAGATAGTCGGGTATTCGCTGGTAGGTAATTATTTGGCTGCCCATAAGTCCGACGGAGCAGACGGACGTAACGTAATAATGAGATACGGCGAATATACCGCTTTGAACGGAGTACAGCGTGCCTCATTCAGAATAGTAAATACTATACAAGGAATAGGTGCGGTAGGGCGTTATAACTTTGCATATCTCAACGAAAGTCTGTTTGCTACAAAACTGGGGATATACGCTATCACAGCGCAGGACATTACAGGGGAAAAATATACGCAGGAAAGGTCTTTCTATATCCGTAACGCGCTTATGGAGGAGGATTTGGAAAATGCATACGCCTGTACTTACAATGACTTCTATGTACTGGCAACGCCTAAAAGAATGTATCTTCTCGACGGTCTGCAAAAGGTATATGAGAAAAACAATCCGTACAGCAGCTTCCAGTATGAGTGCTACTACTGGGAGATACCCAACATCAGTGTTGTATTTACGGAGAACAATACTCTTTGCTTCGGAACGCATACGGGAGAGATAATGAAGTTTTATACCGATAAGCATTTGCAGACTTCATATAACGACAACGGAGAGCCGATAAAAGCACGATGGGACACAAACGCCCTTGACGGCGAACTGTTTTATAAGAAGAAAAACTTTAAATATCTTTCCGCGCAGATTGCCCCTGCCATATCGACAGGCTATGAGGTGTGGGCGGAGATAAAGGGAATATGGAAAAAACTGTTTGACAGCGGCGCGAAGGCAAGATACTTTGATTTTTCATATATCGACTTCGGAAAGATTAACTTTTCGTCCGATACTTCCCCACGAACAATAGGAAGAAAAATAAGGATAAAAAGAGTTGATAAAGTCCGTTTTTCATACCGCAATGAAGAACTGAACGAGCCGTTCGGACTGTATGCAATCGGCACGGAGTTTACGGAAAGCGGTAATTATAAACCTTAATCCATACAAACTGTGTAG